TAGTAAAATCTACTTCTGATACACCATTTGCATCACAGTACATTTTAATTTTAGTTGATAGTTGTGCCATAGTTTGTTCCTCCTTAATTTTATGTGTCGCCTAATTTTATAAAAATTGCGTATGTAAGATTATTGCTACCTCCAGTTAAAGTTCCATTTTCATGTTCTATATAAGCATGAAATAAAACTTTATGAGTAGATGTATCTGTTACATCAAACATAGCTTGTGAATTAGTTCCAACATATCTTACTTTTGGATTTATATTTGATGAAGCTAGAGATATATCGGCACTTATATTTGAATAACTAGAATTATTTGTAGTTGCTTTAATAACTGATTGGCAATAATTTGCATCACTAGCACCATTGCTTCCAAAACCATTCCAAAAAGTATGAAAAGTTATTAAATAAATTCCTGTTGATGGAAATGTAAATATTCCAGAGCTTTCACTCATACCAGTTCCTATTTTAGAAAATCCAGTTGTCGTTGTTCTTGACCAGTTTCCACTTACTAAAGTTGATGTGTCTGCACTTATAGATTGACCAGAGGTAGTATGAAAAAAATCTGCTTCTGTAATTCCACCAGCACCAGTTACAGTTCCTGTGAAATCGTAAGTGTCTGCTAGGTTAAGACTTTCAGATTGTATTTTTGTTATTGCCATAATTTATTTTCCTTATTCTATAATTTTGTATGCAAAAAACCAACTATCTCTTGCACTATTATAAAGTGATTGTGATGTTACACCTGAAACAAAACCTTCAACATGAACAGCATTACTAGTGCCATTAAAAGATGATATTCCCATTACACTAAGTGAATTATATCTTCTGTGAACAATAGAAAATCTATTATCTATTGTACCACCACCAAATTGAATATCTAAAATATCCCAATCAGTATCACCATTCATTCTGAAAGAAGCTCCCATTATATATTTTCCAGATACATTTGGTGCAAAAGAATATGATGGAACAGATATTCCATTTAAAGTTGCTGTACTACTTGTATTATTATAACAACCTCCAACATCAAATACTTCAGTTCCAAATTCTATTTTAGTTGCTGTATTATCAGATAAAGAAGTTCCATTACTGACTTTTGCTGAAAAAGCTGGAGTATTAACACCACCAGCTGGAACAGCAAAACTATTATCGCCTCTTAGAAATGTTGTGCTATCTTTTGTACCAGTAGCAGATAATTTTCCTAAAGCGATTGAACCATCACTTATTTGTGATGCACCTACTGAACCAGCAGGAGGATTTACAGTTTGAACAGCTTTACCTAAAAACACACAGTACATATCATCTGATGCAGATGTAGCACTTGTTAAAGTTAAACTTGTATTAGTTGCAGTATATGCAGTTGTAGGTTCTTGCCTTACAAAATTTATAAATAATGCAATTTCATTTTCGTTAGTTACAGGATTATCAAGTGTGTAAGATGTAGTCGCACTTGTAGTGAAGTCTTGCTTTGCAAAACTTGTGTAACTTAATGCTGGTTGATTTCCTAAATACATTACGCTACGTCTTCCAATGTTGAAATAATTACATCTGCAATACCAGAAGCATTGTCAGATTTTACTTTAACAGCACCACCACTAGGAATAATTACTTTTCCTGATATTGCTTCTAAAGAACTTCCAACTGGTACTGGTGCTTGTTTAACAATATATCTATCGTTAGAACCGTTATTAAGAACTATATCTATAAGTATAGAAGTTGTACCAGTATTAGATACTAGACAACCAATCATAACTTGTTTGTTAGATGTAGTAGTCTTAACTGTAGTCAACGTAGCATTTGTCAAACTAGCTGTTGTTGAATTAAAGTTATTTGCCATTTTTATTTTTCTCCTTAATTATTTACCCAAGTGCTATTGCAAAAGGTATTGAATTGTCTGTTGCTGAAATGGAAAGTGTTTCGTTTCCACCGTCATTATTTTCAGTAAATGTAACATTTGAACCTGCTACTAATTTTCCATTTAAAAAACCTGCTGTTGTATCATTTGCTGAAACTAAACTCTTAACATCTGTATCTGCTGTAATTTGTTGCCAAGATGAACCATTATAATATTTAAGAGCATTGTCTGTTGAATTATAAAATAAATCACCTTCGTCTAAAGATGTTGTTGGGTCTGTTGCACCAATTCTGTAAGTGTTAGCAAAACTATTTATTGAAGGTATATTTGTAGCAACAGTGTTGACATTGGCTATATCAGTTGCAACTGTATTAATATTTGTATTTGCTCCAGCAACTGTTGTAATATTTGCATTGTTCGTTGCTACTGTATTAATGTTAGTTGTGTTACCTGCAACTGTGTTAATATTAGATGCATTACCTGCAACAGCAGTGACATTTGCATTGTTTGTTGAAACTGTAGAAACATCACTTGATATTCCTGCAACAGAAGTTACATCTGCATTGATACCTGCAACAGTATTTATGTTAGCTGAATTAGCATTAACAGCATTAATGTTTGTGCTATTTGAGTTAACATTAGATACAGCAGTTGATATACCTGCTACTGAAGTTACATCAGCGCTTATTCCTGCAACTGTAGTAACGTCTGCATTTACACCTGCTACAGTATTAACGTTAGATATGTTAGTACCTACAGTATTAACATTAGTTATATTATTAGCAACAACTTCTATTTCAGAAGTAGCTTCATTTAAATCATTTGCAACAGTTTCTACTTCTGAAATTGCTTCATTTAAATCATCAGCAACTTTAATTACATCATTGATGTTTGTAGCTACTGTGTTTACTGACGCTATGTTTGTAGCAACAGTGCCTATATCTGTAGCATCACTAGCTACCGAAGTAACATCTGAGCTGATACCTGCAACTGTAGTTACATCTGAACTAATACCTGCTACTGTTGTAATATTAGGTAAATTAGTTGATATAAATTGTTTGTTAACAGCATCTGTATTATCTACAGGGTCTGCTACATTTTTTAATCTTTTATTTTGTATATCCCAGTTAAAATCTACGTTATCTAATGATATTACATCACTTGCTTTATCAATCGCTTCTTGCGACATAAAGAACGCTTGGTCACTATCTGTATCTAGGTCATTTTCAGTTAATACTGAGCCTGATACGTAGTCTACTAATTTTGTATTTTGGCTTGTAGTTCTTCGTATTTCAATCGCAGCATTATTAGCAGGTGCTGTAGTAAATGTAAGAAGAGTGCCTGCTGCATCTAAAGAATATGCTGTTATGTTTACACCTGCTACTGTAGCTGATAAATCAGCTGTATCTCTGTAACTAAAAGGTATAGCGTATGTAGTAGTTGTACCGTTTCCGGTGTATCTTACGAATGAATTAGCCATAATTTGTGTTTATCTCTTCTAAAAGGGGTACTTTATCTATTCACCCATTAATTCCATAAATTCAATGTTTTCTGCACTACGTTTAAGTGCACTAGCTGTAGTGATTTTACCGTTAATATCAATTAAAGCATTGCTTTTAATCCACTCTCTAGCTTCTCTTTCAAATTCTCTTATTCGTTGTAATAGGTAATCATCACCAATATATTTACCGCCAAGAAGTTTATTAGAAGCATATCTTTTATTAAATTCAGAATTAGGATTTTCTAACTCATATTGATATGTTTCATTTAAAGTTCTTCCTGCTATTTTAATTTGACCTTTAACTTGACGCATTGCTTCGTACATAGTAATGCCTTCTGGAAATTTAATTGTTTCTCCCGTAACAGGGTGTTTGTATTGAATAGCTGTAGTTAATTTCATATTCAATGGCTTTTTAGTTCCAAGCTGAATAGTAAACTGAGGTCTTTCCCATTTAATATTAGAAGTTTCTAATTTTTCTCTAGCTGCCGGTGATAATACAATTTTATTTCCGTTACTGTCTACCATATTATTACTCCAATGTGAAGTAACAGGAAACATATCTTGTGCTTGACCTAATAACAATCCTCTAGGTTTTGCATATTCATTTCCCAACGGGTCAGATTTTGGTGATAATGCATCTCCATAATTTAATGCATCTAATTTACCACCTAAGTATTTTTCATTTATTATTTTAGATAAACCATAAGGTGTTGATTGTTTTAAATGGTCTAAAGCTGTTACAAGTTCTGCTTCACCGTCTGCAAATACTTTATTTGTCCATCTCCATGACGTAGCTAATGGTACATTCTTAGAAGTAAATCTTCCAAAATATCTTTCTAATCTAGAAATATTAGCAGCTCCTTCTTCATTAGTAGCTTCTGTTTCAGAAAATATCTCAGTTAATTTAAAGAAATCTTGTGTCATTAAATTACTAGCAAAAATGTTAGACCATAAAGACATTGATGCACCACCAATATGGCGCATAAAATCTAAGTATCTTTCTTGCTCTGCGCTGTGTAATGGGTCATTAAATATATCACTTGCTTCTTCTAATGCATCTTGTATTGATGCTGTAACCATAAACGGAATTGATAAAGGAAAGAAACGAGAAAGTTGTGTGTATTGTGTTACACCATTTTCATCTTGCCATTTATAAGCAAATCTATGTTTTCTATCTTTTTCTCTATATCCTGTTAAACTACCTTGTAGTGTTAGGTGCGTTGCTAAGCCATACACAGCTATACCTACAGCTTTAATAGATTGTGCTTTGTTTCTAACAATAGGGTCAGAAGCATTTTGCATAGCTGTAAATTCCACGTTTAATTTATTAAGTATAGGAGTTGCTTGCCAACCATATTTAAATAAGTTAACAGGAGTTTTTACAAAGTGTAAACTTGTAAGCACTCTAAGTAATGGAGCTTTATTAACAGTCTTTAATAACCAATCACCAATATTAGCACCACTTTGTTTTTGGTCTGGATAAAATTGGTTAGCATCTAACATCTCATTTTTAAGATTTTGTGTAAATGAACCACTACGAGCAATATATGTAGGGTCATTTGCAACTGATTTTGTTAAGTCATCTAATGATGATGCTTCTAGTTTATTAAATGTTTTTGTTTCTTTAAAATTACCAAACTCATCTTCATATTGATAATATAACTCAGACCATTTTTTTTCAAATGGTGTTTGTTCTACTTTAGTTTTTTCTAATTCTGTTAATTTTTTATTTAATTTTTCTATTCTTTTAACATTAGGTTTATCTTGTGCTGTTTCAAATCTAAGATTTTCTTTAGTATTTCTTATGTTATCTTGTAAATCAACAATACTTGATTTGTTAAATAGTTTTCTTTCTTTCCATAATTCAGGATAAAAAGCTCTCATTCTTTGATTAACATTGGCAACTCTTCCTGCTCTGTTAAAAATGTTTTTCATTAAAGTATCACCGGCACCTAGTAATCTTAAAGTAAGAAAAGATAATTTACCAAGCGGTGTAGCTGCTTTACCTGCAACTTGTTTGATAATACTGTCAGAAGCTTTTAATTGTTCAAAGTATGTTTCCATGTTTCTTTGTTGTCTACCATCAAATCTGTGCTCTAAACTGTCACCAATACTTCTATTAGCTTTCCATGATAACTTAGCTTTCTTAAATGCTATTTGAAAAAATCTTGTTTGTGCAATTAATAAATCACCTGCCATTTTAATTTGATTTATACCTTGTCTTCTATTACCTTTTCCAAAACTAATTAAACCACCTGCAAACTGTTCTACAATTTGTGTTTGAAATTTAACTGCGGCAGACAGTAAGTTAATTTCATGTGTAGTAGGGTCACCCAGTAAGTTTGCTGTTGTGTATTCATTGTAAGCTTCAAAGAAAGTAACATCTTTTTGTTTTAATTTTCTATTAATGTTTTTAATTACTTTATTCATTTTGTAATCATTTTTACTTATATCAGCTAAATCATTAACAGCTTTTATTTTTTGTGCCGGTTTTAATTTTTTAATTTTAGCAATTAATAATGGTAATTCTTCTTTTAATGCTATATCTGTTTCTATTCTTAACTTGTCAGCTTCTGTCATTTCTACCGTTAATTTTTGTTGGTTCAATGCGTCAGAAACACCTTGTACTGTTTCTACATGGTTTTTAATTAATATAGATTTTTCATCTAAAGATTCTATTAATTTATTTGTAATTGCAATTTTCTCATCCATGTCAACAGCATTATCTGCTAATGTTCTAATTTCAGAAACTTCTTTACTTTTGTTTACTATGTTAACACGACCTGCATAAATAGTAGGTGCTAAGTCTGGTGATATTTTTGCAATTGTTTTTAATTCTTCATCTAGTTTTTCTGCATTTTCTTTACCTAATAATTTAGCAGCTTTTAATTGTATTTGTCTAAATAGACCAACTCTTTCTGTTGTTCTAACATTACCTTCTTTAACTAATTTATTTACAGAGTTTTTAATTTCTTGAATAATAACATTATGGTCATCATCTGGTTTGATTTTAGATAAATTAATAATAGGTGTTCGTCTTTTAATTTCATTAACTTTGTTGTTTATCGTCTCTACTTCACTTGTTCTTTCTGTTACTCTTTTGGGATTTTTCTTAGATGGATTTTCTGGTTTGAATTTTTTTACTTTACCATCTTTACCTGAAAAGGTTTCATCAGCTTTACTTCCTGCCCACGCAAAGTCTCTGTCAAAGTCAGACTTAAAGCCATCACCTTTGTCATAAAACTTACCTGCTTTACCTTTGGCAGACCATGCAGACATGCCGGCACCAATTGTACCTTGTGCTACAGCACCTGTTGCACCTGTAATTAATGTTCTAGTTAAATTATAATCAGTCATTAATCCTGCGTCTTTTTCAGCAGTTTGTCTAGCTAAGTCAGCGGCTACAGCCACACTACCACCATACATAGCTTCTTTCTTACCTATTTCTAATGCAGCTTTTTTAGCTACTTGTTTTTGAAACTCAGCTTTACTTAAAGCACCTATTGCAGTTTTACTTGCTTCTCTTGCAACAATTTTACCTGCACCTAAACTAAATAAGTTAATAGGGTCAGCTATTAATGCAGGTACAAAATCTTTAGCCCACTTGTAAAAACCAATTGTTTCACCACCAAAATAAGGTAAGTCAGCATACAATTGTGTAATCTCTGCCCAGTCACCTTTGTACTGGTCATCCTTAGCTAATACTTGTCCAACATCATTAACAATACCTACTGTATTGTACTCACTCCAAATTCTGTCTTGATAAAATTTTTCTATTAATTCAGTTTTAGTGTAATCTTTAATTGCTTTACCACCAGTAACAGCATTGTTTGCATCACTTAAACCACCTTCATAGTATCTACGTAATACATTTTGAAAATCATCAGATTGTAGTTTGTCTAGTGCAAGTTTTTGACGCTCAGCTTTTTGCATAGCATCATATTTTTTACGTTCTATTCTGTTTCTTCTATTTTTTTTATGAGAAGCCATACCCTTCTCTGTGTTTGTTAGCGTATCATCTTCTGTAAAAGAAATTCCTAAATCTAATGCCATTGTTTATTCCTATATTATTTTAAATATTCACTAACCAATTCATCTAATTGAACTGAACTAATGTTAAATGCTTTTGCTAAATTTAACTTAGCGTCTTCACTTAGAACTCTATTGTATAAATCTTTAGTTATTGGTCTTCCTGTAAGTTGCTCAAGTGTATCTACAAAGAAATTTTGTTGTGCTTCTACACTGTCACCTTTTTCAAATAAACCTAAAGGTGTATATGTTTCAATTTTAGGAAGGTCAAACGTTTGTATGTTCTCATTTATACTATCTATTACTTGATTTATTTGGTCAGTGTAATCAGTATTTTCTATTTCTAAATCTTTAATTAATCTTTCTGCTAATGACTGTTGTGCTACTTTATCAGTTTTAAAATTTTCAAATCCTTTTGTATTTAATAATCTTTGAAAATCTGCACTTTCCATCATTACTGTAACTGGCGACAATAAACTAGCTTCTGCCTGTGAAGTAATCTGAGTTGCAAAAGGTTTAAAAGTTTCTACTGCACTTGCAACATTACTTTCATAATACTCAACTACTATATCATCTAAGTCAATAGAAGAAGTTAAATCTATTCCTTCTTTGTTTATTCTATCTGCTAAACCATTTAACCATGTTTGATTAGAATATGTTTGTATTTTTTCATTATATGTTTTAGTAAAGAACTCTTGTTGTTTTAAATTCCACGCATCTTTTTCACTGGAATCAGCTAATTTTAAAGGTCTAGGATGTTGTGACAACCATTCCATATAATCTTTTTGCATTTCTTGTTGAATTAAATCTGACACATATTGATTTTTTTGTGAATTATATTTTTTATCTACAGCAGGAACTAAGTCTACAATTATTTTGTTAATTTTACCAACTGTATTTGTAAATGCTTTTTCTTGAAATGGTGGCGTGTATGCATTTGCTTCTCTTGTTTTAGCGTCTACTAACATTTTGTTTAATAACACCAATGTTTCTGGATTGTTTGACGCATCTCTATAAGCTTCTAATAAACCATTTTCATTATTATTATATAAACCATTCATTATATCTATTTGTATATTTGCAACTTTGTTTTGGTCTTCAAATAATTCTAAATTGTTTTTAGCAATACTGTTTAAAGTTATATTTAAAGATGGATGTGCTTTAACAGCATCTTTAACTTGTGTTTGATATTCTAGCTCACCTTCAACTGTGCTTCTGTCTATGCTAAATATATTTTCTATTCTTTCTTTTTTATCTTTTTCTGTAGCTCTAACAGATGCTGTATATTCCGCATTAGCTAATGTTCTATTTTTATTTTCATAAGCTTCAATAACTTTTGCAATATCAGCATTGTTTTTAACACTTCTTAATGAACCTAATTCGTTGCCACCTTCACCAATTCCTCTGTCCATGTTTATAATATCTTCTATTTTAGCTAAATCAGCAGTACTTGCAGCTCCATCAATAGCGTTGTTAAGAAATAAAAGTGCAGCATCATTAGCTTCTTTATTTGTATATAAATATCTTCTGACTGTGCCACCTTCTTCTGGTGGAAGCGGTGTGTGTAAACTATTTACTTCATTCCAAAAATCTTCTGGTTCTGTACGTGAAACTATTTTTGCACCTTCTTTTAATTTTTCTGTTTGTGCAAAGTCACTTCTTACTTTTGCGTCTTTAATAGCATCTTTAGCTTTATAATTATTGAATACAGCTGCAAATCCTAAAGCATATGAACCATCTTTATCTGCAAAACTTGGTAAATATTCTTTGTAAAAAGCAGGTAGATTAGTTGTTTGAAAATTATATTTATCTTTATTGGCTTCTATCTGTGTAATAGCATCAATAGCTTGGTGTCTTCCTGTGTGATATTGTACAGTTTTTTGTACATATTTATTATTTAAATTAGGATGTTTACCTTCTAGTATTTCTTTTTGAACTGTGTCAGCATCTCTTGTAGTTAACAATTGATTAATTTCTTGTACAGCTTCATCTTTTTTGTTTTCAACATTTTTAACCATTATTCTGCTAATAGCAGGATTAACGTCTTTTTTTAAAATGTTAATTAAATCTGTTGCATCTGTTGCGGTGGCTGCGTTTACTCTACCTGCAAACGTAGAGCCCATGTATTTATTTGTTACTCTTGATTTATATGCCATTATGGTGCTACTACCTCTCCTGTATCTGGTTTAGTTAATGCTTTATTCATTGCGTACCCTTCAGCTCCAATTGTGCCTACTTGTAATAATAATCCTGTTTGACTAGGCATTACGACAGGTTTAATACTATTATATCTTCTTTGTTGTGCAGCATATGCATCATCTTCTTGATACATTAATTTAATTACATCTGTTTCATAATCTCTTGCAACATCTAAAAACTGCATATCATATGTACCTGCAATGTCTTGTATAATTTTAGTGCCATTACCTGCGTTCCTATTTAATGCTTCTGCTTCTTTTTTAATATTTTCTTGAGATATTCTAAAATCTTCTGCTTTCTTTTCTCTACTTGCTGCTACTTTTTCTGCATCTATTTTAGCTAAATCATTTAAATATGCTTGGTCAGAATTTTTTCTTGTTATTGCGTTTGCTTGTTCTTGACTTTCTGCGACTACTTTTTTGCTTCTGTAATCTTGTACTGCTGTAGCTATTTTCAATCCGGCAGTTATTGCCGATACTGCATCACACATAGTTAATTGTTTATCTCCTTCATCATTAATAAAAATGGCATTTTACCAAAACCATAATCTCCTATTTCAGTTTTTGGTTCAAAGCCTAAATACTGAAGCCATTTAAGTGACTTCCAATTTCTTTTGTCTACAAAGTTATAAAGATATTTATAACCTTTACCCATCTCATCTATCCAATACGGACATTCTTTTATAAATTGTTTTGTATGTTTAAATAGTGTTTCACTAGACAACATCCATGCTACGCCATAGTCAGGCTCAGCACATTTAGCAACACCAAACATACCTATAACACCTTCATCTGTTGTACCTATAATACTATAAACTTTACCATTAGGTTCCGTAAATGGAAACACTAAAGCTTGCAAAGGTGAAGAGTTATTAGATGCTCTAATCTCTGCACGGTCAGCTTGGCGTATTCTAGGTGCTAATTCTAAAGTATCTTTTAGTATAGCGGGTCGTACGTAGTTTTCTCTGGTCATTTAAATCCTTGTTGAACGATTATGATAATATCCTTCTACCTCTGCACTAGCAATATACATTGGCAGGTGTGAAGAACTTTTAATATCTAATGTAAAATCTGTGTTTCTACATGAAACGGGTACCTTAATAGTTCCTGAACTAATAGCAGGTACACCTACTTTACTTGTAGCTGTTCCAATAACATATCCATTCATAAATGAAAAACTTGTATCTCTACCATTAGGTGTTACTTCAACTTGGAAATATCCTGAAGTTTCATAATTTAATGATATGTTTCTAATTTGATAACGACCTGATGTTATTGCTACCAAACCTCTTCCTGAGTTTTCTCTAACGTACTGTGGTGACATTCTATATTTACTTTCATATGGAATACCAATAATTAAATTTGTGTGGTCACCTTCTACTGTGTAAGTAGAGCCGGCTGTATTTGTAACAGAATAGTTATTTCCGTTAACACCATCTACTGCTATCAAACCTGTTTTAGCTCCATACGGAGATGTAAACGTAGTTAAATTTGTATTAGCATCATATGTACCTGTAACACTTTTTCTTAAATCTAAATATATGTTAAAACCTATAGTACCATTTCTTAAATTTCTTAAATCAATTTTTACTAATTTAGTATCTGTTCCTTCTACTACTAATAAATAAACAAAACTTTCAAAAGACATACCGCCTAATATTTTAGCATTATCAAATGTCCATTTAGACCAAGCAGTTTGTACTTTTTCACCTTTATCAAAAAAGTATTTATAAATAAACATAGTACCACCATTAGTTGATGTAATATTTGTACCTGTAGTATAAGGTGCCGTTTGTGTGTCTGCTGTATCTGAAGCTAATGTAATTAAAGTATCTTCAGTTGTATTACTAATTAATTGATATGCATTACTTGGTATTAAATTTTGTACTGACACTGTAATGTCTAAACCATCATTAGTTAATGTATCATCATCTGCATAATACTCTCTAATTGCTGTATTATTATTTCTTGCTTGTGCAAAGTATGCATACTTACCTGCTGATACAGGTTTTACGTTAGCATCAAATTCAAATGCTGATACTTCATTAAGAACAGCACTTGTGGGAGATATTGTTTCTCCAACACTTCCTAATTTGTATTGTGCTTTTTCAGAAAATAATAATAAACTTTCATTAAATGCAACACTATCAAATAGTGTATTAACTTCAGAACCTGAAGCTGCAATGTCAATTGCGTCTGTATCTAATACTTGTGTAACTGTTTTAGAAAAGAAATTAAAAAAACCTGCATTTTCAGATAGAATTAAATTATCTCTTGAAAGCATGCCTAATCTATTTTTATAAAACAATAAATTATTAATTTGGTTTCCTACAAAACTTGGATTAGAGTTTGTAATTCCATCTCCTGCATTTCTATCATCCCAATCTATTTCTTGAAATGTAAATGTACCATCATTATTATTTATTAAAGCATGTGGTAACGTAGAGTTATTTAAACCAAGACTTACATCTTGACCTATAGTTTCTTTCCAAACACCATCTGTTTCAAACTTTACATAATAATCAGATAATGTATCTCCATCTTCACCTGTAACTTTTATAATACTGTCAGTACTTGCATGATAAGGTAATTTTGTAAAGTCAGATATTTCATCTCTTATAGAATACATACCGGTATTACCAGAACCATCAGCTGTTAACACTGTGTAATTACTATTGCCATTTGTTGAAACACCTCTAATAACACCCGGATATTGAGACATAGTAAAATAATTAGTTACTTCCGAAGATGTTCCTAATCCTTGAGTTGTGCTTAAAGTTGCACCTGTGTCTTCTCTAGTTAATTTAAAATCAGCATCTGAAGATGAATCAAAATAAGTACTAGACGTACCTCTAAATAAAATATCAGCAATGTGTGCTGTATCTCTAAACACAGCATCATGGTTTAAATTACTACCACTTGGCATTTGTAAAGAAGATTTAACAGCATAAGACATATTAGGATGTTGTACTGTTACAGCATATTCTCTACCATAATTAGATGTAACAACATTAATATAAAATTCTTCTATCTTTGCAGCACTTGTGTTTGTATCTGCTAAAACTGTAGTTTGTTTATTTGCAACAAAAGTGTAGTCTGCAATGTTAACTAATTTAAAATCTGCTTTAGGATTAGTTGAAGTTAAATAACTACTACCACTTGCTATTGTAACAGGTTTTTCATTACCATCTAAATCATAAACTTTTACACCACCATTATAAAATATAACAACAAATTGATTATCTTTATCTCTTTGTATAGACCAAAACTTTACAGTGTTAGGAAATACATTAGTAGCATCTATAGTGTCTATATATTCAAAAGCAGGTCTTTTAGATAAACCATCTACAATATTGTTTTGTAAATTTACCTGTTCTTCTGCTTGATTGATACCTCTCTGTGTTGGTGTTTGTTGTGAGATACCATTCAGAAAATTAGGAATACTCTGAGATACTACTCCACCCATTAATAAGTCCTTCTAGTTGGTCTATTAATTATTGAGTAAGTATTGCTATCACCTTCTAGCATATTCACATCAGTTTCTTGACTATCTGCTTGGTGAAATGCCATAAGTGCTTCATTTTCATCTTGTCCAATTAATTGCACAATTTGAGCATCACCTAAAAATCTTGAAGCAAATCTTCTTGATGCTTTTTGTGTAATGTATTGTCTTGCGTATTCTGGAAGTTGTTCAAATTGTTGTACTAAAACTAAATCTACTTCTGGTACTGTTGTAAAAACATCTGTATGTGTTTCTAAATTATATAGAAAACCATTTCTTAATGTAACATTTATGTATCTAAAGTTTTTACTAGCGTCAGCTTTAACGCAGTTTGAAGGTAGGGGAATTTTGCTATCTTGGTCTAATGCCAAGTTTTTATAATTTTCATGTGTATTGAAATGCCATCCTTGAGATTGAACTGACATAGAAGTTTCATCTAAAAGATTTTTTGCTGTACTTACATCAACGGATGTAGTGCCTGTAATTGAGTTAACTGGAGCCTCACCGATAACAGACAACATTATGTTTATCGCTTGTAGTTCCGTAGTTGGTGTAATCTGTGTAGTCATAATATCCTATTAGTTAATATAGCGGCGGCTTCAGTCTCCCTCTACCGCCACTAATAATATTAAAGTTAAGCTATTACGCTTCTTTAATTCCTACAGCTGCCTCGCCTCTTAGGACACCGTGTCCCATAGCGTACTTAGCAACCATTAGAGTACCTTGTCTTCTTATATCATATTCGCTTTCAACAGCTAAATCCATAAGTTTTACAGTACCTACAGCAGAAGGATGAGATACCAAACATACGTAGTTTGATAAGTCAACAGCTTGAGGGTTTGAACCACCCGCAGTTGCTGAACCTGCATCCGGAGCCGCAGTTACGTTAGACGCTACAAAGTGTGCAGTAGGTACTAATTCAATACCTGCTACTTTAACAACTTTACCTTCCGCAATTGAACCTTGACCTGAGAAGTCAACGTTAGTTACGTTAGTACCGTTTGCTAATTTGTAGTACTCTTCTAATTTGATAAATGCTTTTCTACCTTCTTTTGGAACGTAGTTTGCATCTAATTGTTTAGCCGCATCAAACAAACTATCAATCATTGCGTTCGCTGCTGTTGAAGCAGTAGCTGAAGCAATACCTGTGTTTGTAAGTACAGTTCCTGCTGCATAACCGCTGTCGGCTACGTTTGCAGAAGCTTGTGCTGCTTGACCAATTGTTTGTAAGATATGCTTATCTTTTTGGAAAGCTAACGCTCTACCAATTTCTGTAGAGTAAGCGCTTCTTACATCCCAATGGTTTTTTGCTTCCTCAATATTTGATAAAAATACTGAAGATAAAAGAAGGTCATTAATTGTAATAACTTTCTCGTTGTGGTTTACATCTGAACCAGTTATTTCAGCACCTGCTGTATGGTACGAAGCATCCACTCTACCCATTACTGGGAAAGTTGCAGATTTACCGTTAGAAATACTTCTAACCATTTCTGCACCTTGAGTTACTGAAGCTCTATCAAAAGAAGTAAGTACTTCTCCCGCAAAAACTTTCAGAAACAGAGCGTCTTCCGAACCACTTGCATTTACTCTTCCAACTGATACTGGACTTGCATTTGCCATAGTGTTCTCCTATTATGTTATGACGTTTATTTATAAAAGCCTCTACATATGTTTCAGTTTCACATTCAAGATTGTCACCCGCAGGTGGTCAAGTTATTACACTTTATTAAATATGTGTTGGCAAGTTGCCCCCTAAAAAGGGTGCACAACTATCTACACTTCCATTTACGTAATGCTAGAGCTTTTCTTGTAGGTTTACCATTAGGTTTTTTCATTGCACCTTTTACTCCGGACATACGTGCACAGAAACTAGCTCTACGTTTGGCTGCTTTAGAACCACGTTTAACTTTTCCTGTGACTGGAGCTTTTAAGTTAGCACCAGTTTTTCTTTTAAAATATTTTCTCCCGGCAGCATTTAAACCGCCGGAAGGTGACTGATATTTTTTAGCCGGCATTACTTTTTCTTAGCTGTTTTTGCCGCTCTTTTAAATTGTTTTTTAGTAGGCGCACCTTTAGCTCCCACCTTCCGCATTTTCTCACCAGAACCCGCAGCAATACGTTTACGCTTCGCATGGATGTTGGCGTACAGTCCTCTTTTAGCCATTACTTCTTTTTAGCTTTCATTATTTTTTTCTGTAATGCAGCAGGTAGTTTTTTCTGTCCACCTTTTAACATTTTTTTACCTTTAGCTTTTTTCTTTCCGTACATTGTTTTTTCCTTCTGTTACGTTTTTAGTTATTTCATCAATTTCTGATATGGCATGTTTTGCATGTACTAATTTATCAAACTGTGATTTTATAGTTTTCATAAAATTATCATGGTCTGCAACACCAACAGAATTTTTTAAAAATGTATCAATAACTGCTGTACTCTCCGCAACCTCTGCGTCATACAGTTTTTTTAATGCTATTAACCACATATTATAAGTTACTGTTAGCTAATTTATTTTTAACTTCGTTTTGATATGCCATATCTTTAGCATATCTAGGGTCAGCCATAGCCTCTGTTACTTGAGCCCATGACAAGAAACCTTGTTCTTGACTTGGTTGTGCTTTACCTTCTACAAGTTTAGGCTCAACACCATTAGCTCTTTCAAATTGACCTTTAAGTGCATTGACAGCTAGTTTAACTGTGTCCATGTCACCACTGTTTACAGCTTTGTTGTAAGCAGTTTTTTCACCTTCAGTCATATTTTTAGAAGCCCAGTCAACCATCTCCTGATATGTGTCATCACCACCAACAGTAGATTTAATTTCATCTGCTTGTGTTTTAGCAATAGCTTCTTGACCTGCAATGTAACTATCCACATATTCTTTTGATATGCCTGCTTTTTCTAAAGCTTCATAAGACTTTGTATCTAACTCACCTTTTTCAGCATACTCTGCTTGTAAAGAAGACATATCTAAACCTGCATCAGTAACAGCTTTCTCAGCTATTTCTAAATTATTATCAGACTTAGGTGTTGCTTTAGCAACTGGGTCTACTTCGTCTTTTGTTTCTTGAGATTGTCCACCAAGTTTCTTTTCTAACTCTGCATATGACTTTGCTAAATCTTCAACACTGTTGAATTTTTCAGGCAAGCCTTCAGGTTTACTTTGTGCCGACTGTGTCTCGTTTGTTTGTTCTACTGGTTGTTCAATACCAGTTTCTTCTTCCTGTATTTCTACTTTATCTACCATCTAATTATCCTTCTTGTGATTGTTTCATAGCACCTTGTACTGCGGGTGCTATAGCCTTCTCTGCCATTTGCATCATCTGTTGATTTTGCATAGCATCTTCTTGAGCTGATTGTTCTTGTGCAAGTTCTTCATCAGACTTAACAAGACCTTCCGTATCAATACCTAAACCAGTAGCAATACGTTTAATTAAATCCTGAGCATTTAAACTTTGTACTACAGCAGGATTTACTTGTGCTAAGTTTGCAATCTCAGCAACAAATTCTCTTAATTTTTGTAAATCATTTCCTCTACCTAAAGCTTCTACACCTGTAATAATTGTAGGCTTAACAGAATTTTTAGGTAATGAAGGTATCTCATTTGCTTGAGACATACGTTTCATTAATATGGTCACCAAAGGTAATTGAAACTCTTGTGATAGTAATGAATATATACCACCCATAGCAGTTTCTAATTGTTGAGCCATGTATCTAATTTCTTGTGCTGTTACTCTTTCAGCATCTCTTTGTATAGCTGTATTTAATAAGAAAGCATACGATAATCTTTCTTCTAACTTAGCAATACTTCTCTCTACGACTTGTAAGTCATATTGTTTTTGTGCTTGTAATACTGCTACATCATCACCACTACCAGTAATTATGTCACCGTTTCTAGTATTAGCTAAATCTTTTTTTCTAGTAACAGAATTAGGTCTTACCATAAATACTACTTTAGAAGATGCAGCTGCACTTTCTACAAGTGATTGAGATAATCCTTCTAATGATTTTAAATCACCTAAAAACTCTTCTACATAACCACGCCCATAATCTTCATTGTCTACTCTTACCATTCTTAATGCTTGGTATGGTAGACTGTCTATAGGGTATGTACCTTGTGAGCTTTCAATCTTAACACCTTTTACTTCTTGACAAGTGTAAAATTCTTTATCGTTTAATTTGTAAATGTGTGTGTAAAGTTCACACTCTTCATCTGGTTTGTAGTCTTCAAACTGTGAAATTCTTTCTAATGTGTCGCCATCTAAATATGTTGGATGAATAGTTTCTTCAATAACTATTTCTACAATGTTACCTGAAGCATCTCTTTTACATACAAAATTTGTTAAAGGAAATACTCTCATAGTTCCTTTTTTAGGTAAGTAAGTTAAGACATTACCTGCTACAATTAAATGTTTTAATGCTTCAAACACACTAACTCTTAATGCAAGTTGTTCTATTTTACTTGAGACTTCTCTTTCAATAGTTGCTAAAGATTTTTCTACTTCAGACTTAATTTCTTTTTGTTGGTCTAAATCTCTTTTAGCGTTACCTGATACTGATAATCTAAAAAATGGGGAATTGGGTGGAAGCAAAAGTAAAAGAAGTTTACTTGCTAAGTTGTTAACGCCTCTTGCGCCAACGGATTGAAATGGATTATATAAATCTGTAGAAGAATGAAAGCCGTCTGGTGGTAAAAGTGAAGGTATAGTTAATTCACTACACTCTTGTCCTCTATCTAAAAAGTGTTCTCTGTGTTGTCTTAATGTTTCGTATCGCTCTTTAGCGCTTTGTTGTAACATATTATTATAATGCATAATATTAAGTTATATTTAAACCGGATGTAGTGGGTATGTTTAGACCAGAAGATGTTTGTAAAGCTGTAGTTCCAACTTTTTTCTTTTTCTTCAAATCTAAATCTTTGTCCATATCTACTGCTGTTTCTACTTTAGGCGCTTTATCTTCTTCAATAGGCGCTGACGGTGGAATAGGTGCAGGAGCTTGCACAATCTGAGGTGCTTTAGGCTTTGACATACACATAATTACTTCTCTGTCCTCTCTTTTAACATGTTAATAAACTTGACAACATCACGTTGACCTGCTTCAAAGTATATCTTATTAGGATTATCTGTTAAAACAGCAGACTTTTCAGGATAAACTTTGTTTAAAAGTTTAACTAATTCGTCTACTGTCGCAGGTAAAACTAAATCTTCTTGGTCAAT